ATAAATCAAATATGTATAATCAAGAAAACAAATTGTACAAATATACAAAACAAATTGTGCAGGTGTTTTTCATATTCTCAAAGTCGTCATAGTCGTTGTAAACCACTTCGGCCTTTGGGAATGTATGCTTGGCTATGTGGCTGAGCAGTCCGCTCCCGCCAAAAAGGTCAACAAAGGTGTAGGAGTCATCGTAATGCTTTAAACACGATTTAAACGATTTTGAAAATCCCCTTTTTTGCCCCTGAAAAGGCAGGGGGCTCTGGTTGTAGTCTTTCATTCCGGTGGTAGGTTTGGTTCTGTGAAGATACAGCAAAATTATTGCCGAACTCCACTCACCCGCACGAATGTTGACAACATTTCCTTTTTTTTACCAACCCAAACGCATTTATATGCGTATAATCTGTATATTTGCCTATAAATCATAAAGCCATGAGAAAAATTTTGTGTATCGTCATGTTGGTCTGGGCAGCCCTGACCGCATGCAAAAAGGAGGAACCCGAACCCTTCCGGCTCGACCCCAATGCCATGATACGGCTGCGGGGCGATGCCAACGCTGCCAAAGACCAGATTGCCGGACTAACCCCCCTGGAGGTGGTGCAGAATGCCGTGAATATCAAGTGGCAGTCAAACTATTTTTCTAACGAATACCGCGAAGAACCATTCGAAATCGGGCGATCTTTCATCGACGACCATAAGGACTTTGAAACCCCGGCGCTGCTGATGTGGGGCACCGACATCATCAGCCAGCAGGGCGAGTTCTACAAGGATTTCATCTACGGCTTCAGCGTGTACATCACCGACAGCCACAACGACACCATTGCCTGCGTGCCCAACGAGGTGATTGACAACGCCCGGGTGCTGATCGAGGCGGCCTACTACGCCGAGGATTACGAGGAGGTGTACCGCCTGTTCAACGAGGCGTTCACCTTCCTGCCGATGGACTGACAATGTATATTTTTGAATGATGTATTGGAGGGGGCGCCGTGCCCCCTCTTCTAATTCTCGCCGAACATGGCAAACTCAAACGCCGTATCGGCAGCCGTGCCCCCACTGTTGTAGGTTGTCACCTTGAAGCTGCTGTCGGTCTTGCTGCTCACCACGGCAGTCGATTGTTTGGTCCCCAGCGTTACCTGCACGGTGTAGCCTGTGTGTCCGGCGCTATGGTACACAGTGTATGTTCCGGCAGCTGTTTTTATAGATAATTTTGACGAATGTTTTTTTGGCCCCCAAAAATTTGAACCACCACCTCCGCTAGCCACATTACCAGCCAGCAGCACCCCCGGCCTGTCGGGTGCCTTCTCGCTCTTCTCCACCACCCCCATGGGGTTCATGTACATATAGTTGTTGGCATCCCGTATCAGGAAGATGCCGTTGCGGTATATGCGCGACACCTCCACATCGCTCACGCCCGACAGCGTGTTGTCTGGAGCCACAATCCTTATGCTGGCCGAGGCCGTGGCCCACACGTTGGACGCGCTAACCGAGGCGGTGAGCTTCATTTTGTAAGTGCCGGACGGCAGCGGGCCAAACGATTTTGAGGGGATTGTCAAATTTTCGGTAGAGCTTTCACCGGCCACGAAGGCAAATATGCCGACAGAACCTAATGGGACCTCACTGTTGTCGGCTTTAACAAGAAAAGCGCTAACCGAGGCGGAGGCCCCAACTGCCCCGGTATGCCCGGGCGGTGTGGTATCCTGAATGCCATAGCAAACACACACAACCGGAGGGGTGGTTATGGTGTAGTTATCGCTGGTTGCGGGGAGTATCAACGGTGCGGATAGCTTGGTGTCCGTGTCCGAGCCATTCGTTTGCATGAGGGATATCGATTGCGAGGCATCAACGCTATTGCTGTTGGGAGTCAGCAGCTTCGACAGGGCTATAATGGCATCCGAGGATACGGTTGCCTTCATATCCCCGCTCTCATCGTAGATGTTCATTGATGACGAGTCGTGGTCCAGCAGTATCCGCTTGCCTCCCGGCGGTGCCGTGGACATCGAGCCGTACAGCTCAACGTCCATGCCGAATATCTTCCCCCCCTGCGTTACCACAAACTTAGCCGAATTCGTCAGAATCCCCGCCACCCTTTGAACGGCTTTCGCGAGCGTACCGCCGGCATAAATTCTGGGGGTATCATCGCCTTCCCCCGTACCGTTGATGCCCGCTTTTTCTATCCATGAGAGTCCTCCACCTTCACCAAACTGCTTTGCACCCACCTTGATCAGCGAGGTGCTTATGAGCCCGCCCTGTATGGTGGTGTCGTTGGCAATGGCCTCGGCCAGGTAGCCCAGGGCTGCCGTGTTGGCCTCGTTCACCTCGCCAATCTTTGCGATCAGCGCGTTGAGCGATTCGTAGTAGTCGGCAAACCTGGCCCTGAACGTGGCGGGCACCACCGTTGTGGTCACGCTAAGCTGGGCGTCCGATATCCAAAGCGGTATGCCGGATGTCCAGGTAACGTTGTTGTTGAGGTACTTGGCCAGGGCCAGGAAGGCGGCCTCCATGGCCGCCAGCTCGGTAACTATCCCCAGCGCTTCGCCCTGCTCGCCCCACGACAGGTAGTTCCACAGCAGGTTGGGCCACTCGCGGCGAACCTGATGCTTCTCGTTGGGCGTGAACTTGCCGTCGTCGGCAATGTCGGCAATGTCGGAGGCCAGGTCGTCAATGTCAGCCTGCACATCCTCGGGGGCGGGGGTCCAGTCGGTGGGCTTGTTGCCGAGTTCGATCTTTATCCGGCAATCCGCAGCAACGCTTGCCGGGGTTACAACCCCTCCATCCGATCGTTTTACTGTTATTTTAATAAACTTTGTGCGTTCAGGAATAATCCACGTTAGAGGGAAAGTGCTTTGGTAAGCACCCCCATTAAGCAGATAAACGCTTGTAATGAATATTTGACTTTCGTCGAAGAAGCATACGTGAACGTGATAGCTGCTGTTAGGCGCACCTATTGTTAAACTGGCCCCGATGCATTGTATGTAATTAGCTGAGGTGATATAGGTTGTCCCACTAACAAATAGCCCACTAATCCCAGATGTCGCCCCTTGAATCATGTCAGCGAATGCCAGCAAGTTCCGCCCTCCGATCTCAATGCCATCCACCGCCTCCTGTATCCCCGCCTCCACAGTCTGCCCGGATTGGAAGCGTATGTTGCCCTGTATAGTCCCGCTGTCCAGGTCGAAGAAGGTATTCCCGTCGGCACTCTGCACCCTGCCCGTCTTGATGAAACGGCCGTTGATGGTGGTCTGGCCATAGGTTAGCGATATGCCACGCACCCCGTCAACAGGCGAGTGCAGCACTCCCACCAGGAAGTACCAGTAATCCGGGTCGGCATCGAACTTGCGCTGTGCGGCATCAAGGAATAGGGTACCCGATGATGCAGTGCGTGAGCACTTGGCGTATATGTACAGCCCGATGGTCTGGTTGCTCCCGGTGATGGTAATGCTTCCGGCGGGAAGAGCCCACTCCATGACCGATTCATCGTCCATGGTGAAATGCGCCAATAGCCCGGCACTCCACTGCAGCACCTGTGCATTACCGGCGTAATTGGGTTGCAGCAGGATGGATAGCTGAAAAGCCTGCGCTCTTGCACCCACGCTCAGCATGGAGGTCTCAATGCTGAGCGGCTTGATATTCTCGGGGTCAAAATAGCCATCCGTGTCGAATACCATCTCACGCAGCTCCTTATTGTTCAAATAGCTTCGGCGGGCATTCTCGTTGATCATCTGGTTGGACACCACCACATCGTTCTGCACCGTGGCTATATCGCCGATGATATGCTGGAGCGTTGTTTTGGTAACCGTGTCCGACAGGTCGAACTGCACTGTCCAGTAGTCCGCTATGCCTTTTGTGAGCTTGACAATACGAATATCCTCGGCTATGCCCATGTCGGCATCCTCAATGCGAACCGTGTCGCCACACTCAACGTTCTGCAGGTTTTGCCGTGCGTAAATCGCGCTGAATGTAGCCCTGTACGACACCTTCGGCGTGTCGTTCTGCTCCAGCCATTCGCTTGCCTTGTCTGCCAGCTCCTGCTCGGCATTCAGCCGGTAGCTATCCGGCATGACGATATCGAGCAGCACGTACTTATCGCCCACGGCAGGGCGGATATCCCCGGTGGGCAGGGTGAAGTCGTTCTCCTGTTGATTGGGTATCAGGGTGAAAGTCTTTGTGGCATGGTTGTACCGCTGAATTTCAAAGTCATACCCCGCACATTGGCCCGTGATGAAATGCACCTTTGCCTCCGTGCCGTCCATCAGGCAGTCGTTCACATCGAAGTCGAGGGCCGAATCCTTGAAGGTGAGCGCATCGCCCACATCCGTAACCACACCGGCACCCCCGGATGAGAGACGCGGGTAAATCTCGTCGAACGATTTCGACCGCTCCACGATACCGAAATTCGATGCATTCAAACTTTCGAGGTACTGTCCCATATCATCGGGTAGGCACAGCGGCATGGAGCCGCCACGATAGTTGCCCGGAAGGTTGCGGGTAGAGCCGTATGGATACAGGCGTGTAACCAGTCCCGAGCTGTCCACCGATACGCGTTCGATATCGTAGAGCGAAGAGCCGTACTTCAGGGTTATCTTCCGGTCTGTGCTGAACCTCTTCAGGTGGATGATGCGGTTGGTCACGTGGTACTCCGTATTGAACTCGTCGGCCAGGCGCCCGAGCACCGAAAGGCAATCCTCGTTGGAGAAGGTTAGCGTAATGTACTCCGTACCCTCCACCACCTGCCCAAGGCTCCACAGGGATGTACCCGACAGACGGTTCAGGTTGGCCACCAGCAGCTCCATGAACATGGTGGCGTTGCCCGTCATGCTGAACTCACCCTTGGGAGGGGTGGGCGTATTATCGAACAGCATATACACCGCTTTGGCCACGTCGTACTTGGTCGATTGGAATACGGCATCGTATCGGAAGGAGTGGGTTCCGGTCTTCTTCACCGTGGGGAGGGTATTCATCGTCCAGCGCGACCCCTCGTGCTCTATGTAGTCGCCGATGAGCAGCTCCGTGAAACTCGCCTGTTCCCAGGCTAATGTTATCTGCTCTTCGCCCATCACCTCCTTCACCAGGGTGGAGGAGGTGAGCGGATTCAGCTCCGCCACAACGGTGCTCACAGCTCGTTTAATCGTCATCGTCATCGCCTTAGTCATTATCTATGTCATAAATACGCAAGCTCGGATCGTACTCCTTCACGGTTATCTCGTATGATACGGCCACGCGACCGCTTTGAAGCGACCGCGGCTTTTTCAAACACTTGGCACCCTCATAGAGCAGGCTCACCGTTACCCCCAGATCGGCAATGTAGAGGGCGAAGGCGCCGGGAGTGGCAATCTCTTCAAAAAAAGCCAAGTACTTGGTCCAAAAGTCGTCCGCATCCGTTCCAACCAGCAGCACGTTCATCTTGAAGGTTCTTGCCTCGTAGCTCAGTGGACTGACCATATCAACGGCCAGCCCAGTCTGATCGGGGAAGTCGTACTCCAACCGCGGACGCGGCTTGGGCGGCGACATGATATCGTTGTAGCTGTCCTTCAGTATCCGCACCCCAAATGTTGAGTACAAATCCTTTTTGTTTATGGTCCACATATTAGTCATAACCCTATCGCATTGTTATCCCGTTATTTTTCATGTAAATCAGCGTTTCGTCAACACTAACCAGACGGCGGCAGAAGAAGGTGTTGTCGCGGATTTGCTGAAGTACCCCCAGCGATGCCGATATGGTATCCAGCGACGACTTGCTGTTGGCCAGCAGTGCCGATACGTTCAGCCGCATGGCAACGATCTGCCCCACCAGAGCCTGACCGGTATCCTCCGTCATTTTGGCCACATCGCCCTTGATGCCGGTCGGCCCCTCTCCACCGCCATACATTGATATGCCGAACATCTCGCCCAGCGTGTCGTACATGGTTTTGATGAAATTCTGGGCTTCCGGGGTGATCCCCTCAATGGATTGCAGCAGCCTCTCCATCTCCATCGCAGCCAGCGCGGCCTTATCCGTGTCGCTGAGCTCGGTATCTTCGTATATCTTCTTAATCTTCTCGGAAAATTCCTCGATAATCGAGGCGAAGAACATGGAGTAGGCCAAATCGCTGATCAGCTTCTTCATGGCCTCGCCAACGTAGTCCTTGAACTCGTCAATGGCATCCTTGGCGCTGTCCAGATTTTGTGTGATGGCATTCATCAGGTCGCCACCCAGAGAGCCAAATACTGAGGTCAGGTAGTCGTGAAGGCCCTTCAGGGCATCCTCGTACTCGTCGGCATATTGAAGTGCTGTTTCCAGGGCCTTACGGCTTGCCTCGTCCAGGTTCTCGTTATCCAAAATCGACTGAGCCAACTCCCTATTCAACCTGCCCTGCCCGTCAATCAACCCCGGGTAAGCTTTCAGCATATCGGAATAGACCGCCTTTTCACCTCCCCAGCCGAACAGCCCGGTTTTCTTTGTGCCGGTTTGCACCGTAGCACCCCGCAGCGCATCGAGCGCCTTATTCTCGGCATTCCTAAACTTTGCCGCTTGCTGGGCGTAAGCGTTGGCCTGTGCTAGGGCATCGGTACCGGCAATGGTCTGCGCCCGTTCCAGCAGCTCATTCTGCTTCATTAGTGCCAGGTTGTAGGCTTCCTGCTGTGCCAGCTTGGCATCCGCCAACCTTTTAAGCGCCTCCTGATGCTCCTTTTCGGCCTGAAATATCTTGGTAGCCGTTGACAGCACCAGAGCCACGGCCGCACCTGCAATGCCGCCCTGCTGGAATCCCTGCATGGTCGCATTGGCAATATCCATCACCGCACCAATGCTGTTGGCCGCCGAGCTGGCCGCATCGCCCTCCTCCTTTGATAGGGCCTGCAGCAGCCCAATGGCCTGATCGGCAAAAAAGTTTGCGGTACCCAGGTAGCCCATTAGCGCATCCGTATTGGCAGCTACCGATTGCTCGGCAGCCTGAAACGCCTCCGTGGCATCCTTAGCCTGCTGGGCATCCTTGGCTTTGGCCAGGTCGTCCTTCGCCTTTTTCAGGTCTTTTAGGGAGGCTATAAAAGATTTTAGCCCAATTTGCACCCCGGCAACGGGTGATGAGCTTACGGCATCCATGATCTTCTTTGCCTCCTCTGTGGAGAGCTTCCCCGCAGCCACCTCGGCATCCACCCGCTTTTGTATTTCTGCAATGATGTCCTCCGTTAGCTGGCGGTTGAGCCAAATCTTTTCGTCGGTGGCCGTTTTGTAGGCTTCCGTTTCCATGATCAGCGATGCCGTGGTTTCGCTCACCCGCTGGTCTCGCTCGGTGGCGGCTACAGTGGCTGCATCCCGGGCAGCCTGCGCCTGTTCCTCCAGCTGTGCTTTTAGCTCGGGGGAAGAGGTTCTGGCAGCCTGCGCCTCCAGCTCAGCAGCCTGTTTGTTCAGCGCGTCTATCCGCTGTTGGAAATCGGTTTCAATCTTTATCCGTTTATCTGCAAATTCACCCGCCAGCCGAAGGGTTTCCTCGCCATACTGTTTGACGGTATTCGTTCGTTTGGCCTCATACGCTTCGGTGAGCCTTGTTTTCTCGTCCTCAAATTTTTCTAAATCTGCGGTGCTGATACCAGTTTGTGCAAGGGTAGTGGCTGCCGTGAATCCCTCATCGTCCTTATGCGCCTTATTGTACGCTTCGATGATTGCCTGCTCATTTTCGGCAATCTTCTGCACCTCTGCCTGCTCCTCCGCATCAATTTGCGCAAGACGTTTCTGCAGGCTCTCCTGCATCTGTTCCAGTTGTAGATTGGCGGTTTGTGCCTGCAGGGCAAGAATTTGCTTCTGCAATGCGTTGGCGGCATTATACTGCTCTTTGGCGGCTTTGGATGCCTCTTCCTTAATTATGGTTGATAGTCCATTAGACGATATGTAGTCTTTTATCGTTTCTGCGCGTTTTTTTATATCGTCCAATTCAGGGGTAGTATGTTCCCAAAATACTGGCTCAAGACCTTCCGCTTGGCGAATGATGTTGGCTACTTCATTGGCGTTTTTTTCACTCTGTTTTTTCTTTTGAAACTCAGGGTCACTTTCTATTGCATAGGCTTTTGAATATAATTCTTCCAATTCCTTTTCTGCGGCACGAAGTTTCAGCGATTTTTCAAGCGACGCCATATAATCATCAATCGCTTTTTTGTTTTCTCGTATTACATTTCCCTCCTTGTTGAGTTCTGCAGTGTAACCGGGTATCTGATCTCTTAATCGTTTCACGATATCCAATTTCTTGGAACGCGAGATATTCTCAGAATTCAACGCAGCCCGCATGGCTTCAATCTTAGCCATTTCCTTGCCAAAAGAATCGCTAATTTGTTTGCTTAATTCCGCTTGTATTCTCTTCTCCTCCTCAAGGGCTTTGTTCTTTTCGTCCTGTTTCGTTTTCCACTTGCTATATACAGAAATTAGTGCTGCTACTCCTGCAATTACCACCCCTATTCCGGTAAACATTAGCGCCTTGCTGGCCGCCGTGGTAATACCCAGCGTGGTGGCCACCTTTAGGTTCGCGGCTGCCCAAGCATTCTTTACCTTGGTAAGCGCTACCACGGTGAAGTAGCTGTCCTTATTGAGCTGCTCCGCCACCTGCTGCACACCGATGGTAATGGCCATAACCGACTGCAGGCGCGTTTGGATCTTGGCCAGCTTCTCCTGTTCGGCACCAAACAGGGAGGCAACACCCACGCCCGCTGCCATGGTCCCGGAGAGAACAGATGCTGCTCCTGCAGCAGCTTTGAATCCTTTGTTAGGATCAGCCAGGATGGCGGTTCTTCGCTGTACGATGTCCAGCCGGGCTTCCAGCTGGGCTATCTCTTGGGCTTTCTTTGCGTAATCGGTATCGGTGAGGCTTCCGCTCATGCGGGCCAGCTCATCCTTGGCCTCCCTCACTCGTGTTGTGAGGCGCACATGTGCCTGTGCAGTGCTCTCCACCTGATTTTCTAATTCTATGAGCGAGTTTTTTTCTTCCTCAAGTGCTTTTTTAGCCGCGTGCAAATCCCCCGTAACCGCCATCTTCGCATGTCCGGGAGCAGTTTTATTGAGCAGCTTTTCAAGTTCTTTTATATCCCTTTCAATCTGCTTTACAACGGCTTTTTGTTCGGCAATGGCAGCCTTTACCTCGGCCTTTGCCTTACGGGCTGCACCCCCAATGCCCTCGAACGACTGCTCCACCTTTTTCCCCTCGCTGTCAACGTTACCGCCGATGACGAAGTCTATGTTTACCGGGCCTAAATCTGACATGGATCTAGTGTTATCATGTAGTTAAAAATTCCATCAATTCCTTATCGTCCTCAATTTCCTTCACGTTGTTTTTTCCCGATACCGTTCTGGGCAGGTCGGAGAGCTTTAGCTGCAACGTGATCCACGGCTCGCCCCACAGAATGTAGCTGTGCGACCACCCCGTTTCCTTCTGAATGGAGAATATCACCCCGAAAAGGCTATGGGAGGGCTCGGTTCTGTGCCCCCTTAACTCCTTTCCCCCCGCTGCCCCAAATTCCTCGTCGGCGTTGTCATACTCATCGCCAGTAGCAATTTGGTAGTATTCGTAAAAGACTCCGCCCTCCCGTAGGCAAACAGCCACATTACCAGCTCCTGTAGCTGATCCGCTGTACAACGCCTTCGGAGTACGCGAGCCAACCACCATCGGAACAGCCTTATTCTCCATTTACCATTCAAAAGCAAGGCAGCAACAGCGCGTGTTACCCTAAGGATGTTCTCGGAGATAACGGGAATAGGCAAGCTCTTTGCCTGACTCCCCAGCTCTTCAATCGTTCTTTGCCGTACAACACCCACATCCAACGAAACCCACTCTGATAAATCAGCTAGTTCTGAGAGGTAGAGCAGAGAGCCCAGGTAGAGCCTTTTCACGTTCAGCGTCATCACCTTCCGCCCAAACAGGCGGTACAAAAAAGGCGCAGGGATTTTAAACCCAACGCCCCTTTCAAGCAGCGCATCGGCCGCCAGCTTCTGCATATGCGCGCCCATGTTAACCCACGATGATGGATGCAGTTCCCGCTTTAGTCGGTGTTAGCACCTTCCCCGTAATCAGCACCTGTGCGATACCCGCCTTGCCGATCGTGTACTGAATCCGCGCTTTGATCGACACCCGTGGTAGGGTGATAGGGGTTCCCTTTTTCGGGGTAATCTTCACGGACTTTTCTATGATGCTTGCGGATGCGGGAGCCTCCCATTTAAAATTAGGGCTTACGCCTGTTTTTGTACCACCCAGCACCTTTACCAGGGTGTCGGG